AGACGTTACCGTCACGCTTACGGATACAAACGGAGCGCAAACCGCCCGTAATCTGCGTTTAAATCTTACTGGAACTTCTGGCGGTGCTAGGAATCTTATTCTTGGTTCAGGCTGTCAGATTGAGAAATTATACTTAATAAACAACGGGTTAGCCGATGCGGTCACGGTTAAAAACACGTCAGGTACAGGAATAGCCGTTGCCGCTGGTAAGTCAATGTTTGTTTATAACAACGGGACTAACGTAGTAGACGTAACTACGCATTTAACTTCATTGACTCTAGGCACACCTCTGCCAGTCGCTTCAGGCGGTATAGGGTCATCATTGACTCTTCCAGTAGCTAATGGTGGTACAGGACTTACTACTCTTACAGCAAATAACGTAATTTTAGGTAATGGTACAAGTAATGTTCAGTTTGTATCTCCTAGCACCAACGGTAATGTGTTAACCGCAAACGGTACAACTTGGGTTTCTTCTACCCCTTCGGCTGGTGGAACTGTAATTCCTGCTGGTACAGTTATATTATTTTATCAGGCAGCGGCGCCAACAGGTTTTACACAAGTAACAACTCAAAACAATAAAGCGTTAAGAGTAGTATCAGGAACTGGCGGTGGCACAGGAGGTTCTGTAGCATTTACTACAGCTTTTGTAAGTCAGGCAGTAACTGGTACAGTAGGTACAAGTGGAGCAACAACGCTTTCTACTTCAGAAATCCCTAGCCATACCCATAGCTATTCTGCACCAAATTCTGCACCATTTGGTGCTCAACCCGCTTGCGGATCCATAAGCAATGTAAATGCTCAAACAACTGGTGCAACAGGCGGTGGCGGATCACATACGCATACTGGCGGATCATTTACAGGTACAGCAATTAACCTAGCCGTTCAATACATTGATATTATTATTTGTTCTAAAGACTAACTATGAAAATAGAACCTAAAGATAATTGCCCTTTAGATGGATTTAAACCTTGTAGACAATTAGAGTGTGCTTGGTTTATAAAAATTGCTGGTACTAATCCCAATACTGGTAAAGAAGTTGAAGAATGGGGATGTTCTATGGCTTGGATGCCAATGTTAATGATTGAAAATAGTCAACAACAAAGAAGCACAAGTGCGGCAGTTGAATCATTCCGTAACGAAATGGTTAAAAATAACGAAGTTGGACAACGAGTATTACTAGCTGCTGCTGGTGTTCCACAGCAAACACAAAAAATGATTTTGGAGAATTAAATGAAACTTACTATTATTCCTAGTGATAACACTGTTTATGTAGATGGTGTAGTAAAAGCGTATGCACCTTTACCACTAGACTTAACCTCATGCGGTATACCATCAGATGTTCATGCTTTGCAATGGAAAGATACCGCTGGATGGATTGAGTTTGAAGACAATCCTGATGGAACAAAACCACAAAATCAACCTATTACAGAATTACCAGCATGGGCAAATGCTTGTGTAGAAGTATGGAACGCATGGACACCTTATGTTCCACCACCGCCTCCTGTTGCAGAAAATCAACCAACAACAAATATACCTACTGCATGATAGCCGTAGCTCCTAAACATAGCTTTACTTACGATGGCGCAAATTTAATTGTGTATCACGCAAATAATGGGCAAGGTTTACCAAGTCATAGTCATTCATATGCTCACGCAATAATGTGCAATGCAGGATCGTGCTTAGTTAGTTTAGAGGGTCGTAGCTACACAATGACTAAAGATAGTCGACCGCTTAATTTACCCGCTGGTGAGTGGCACGAAATAGAAGCATTAGAAGATGGCACAGTATTTGTAAATGTATTTGCTGAAGGAAAATATTAAGGACTAACATGAAACAGACAGTAGAAGCTAGAACTTTAGCAAACGGTTTAATTGAGCCACACCACGAAGTCGAGGTCGTTTGTGCCGCCTGTGGGTATGACTTAGATGAAGCCGAGTTAGAAGCAGATACCTGCTCGGACTGCGGGGCGCCATTGAACCTTAGACAGCATATCTCGATTCACGCAACTTCTGTTCCTGCCGCTGGCGGAGAGGTATTTTAAATTGAATCATGGCAGACGAACTGGGGTTGTCGGCTGGTGCCAAGGGGATCAGCGAAGGGATTAAGACAGGCAGGGAAGCTGGTCGTGAAATCGGCAAGAACATTGAAGAAGTACAGAAAGAAGCAGTCGATGTAGCAAAAGAACGGGCAAATGCAAGAATCCGTGAACGCAGGGAAGCAGAGTTTAAGAAGGAACGGGCAATATTTAAAGCCCTTGAAGAGTACCGACACCGTAAACAAATTACGGATGAGGAGTACAAACTAAGGGTGGAGTTTATAAAGAAGTTCGGTACTAAAGAGTGGGATAAGGTCATTCAGATAAAGACCGAGATTGAGAAGATAGAAAAGGCAGACAAGGACTACTTTGATGCCGAGTTGTCAAAGGTTAGATGGGTGCAGTTCTGGTGCTTTTTGGCTGCAGGCTGGATTGCTTATTTTATTGTATGGGGGTCTAAAAGATGAATATGCAAGACGTACTAAAGGCGGTTATTCCGATCTTGGTAGCCTGTATAGCGTGGCTACTCGGTCAAGTATCCTCATTTCAGACCCGCTTAACCCAAATCGAAGGCAAAATGCCAGCCCTGATTACTAATGAGGGTGTACCAACGGATAGCCCAATCTCAGCAGAGCGTAGGGGCAAAATGCGTGAAGAACTGTATAAAGAAATCCATGACCTGCACGTGCGGGTCAAACTCTTAGAAGAAAGGGCTAAAAAATAATGCTTACCCTAATATCCACAGCGCTGTCCTTCCTGATGGGGGGTCTGCCTAAACTACTAGACTTCTTCCAAGACAAGGGTGATAAGAAGCACGAACTGGCTATGGCTGCCATGCAGATGGAACGGGAACTAAAACTCTTAGAAGCTGGCTACGCAGCCCAAGCACGTGTAGAAGAAATCCGTACTGACCAAGTACAGATGCAGACCCAAGCCCAAGAACGCACGGCTATGTACGCCCATGACATTGAGATTGGCAAAGGCGCCTCCCAATGGGTTATTAACCTCCGTGCTTCAGTGCGACCAATGGTGACTTATTTGTTTGTAATGTTATTAATCATTGTTGATATTGCCTCAATCTGGTGGGCATGGTCATCTGGCGCTGCGTTTGCTGAGTCCGTTACGATGATTTTTGACGATCAAGAGATGCAGATTTTGGCTTCTATTATTGCGTTCTGGTTCGGGACTCAGGCGTTCAAGAAGTGAAAGTAAGCGAAAAAGCCATCAAAATGATTAAGCACCATGAAGGTGTCCGCCAGCGTCCTTATCGCTGTCCCGCTAAATTGTGGACGATTGGTGTCGGGCATGTACTCTACCCACGGCAAGGTGCTTTAAAGATAGACGAGCGGGATGCCTACCCACTGGAGTACAGAGATGACCGTACCTTTTCGATGGAGGAAGTAGATGACATTCTTAGAGACGATCTTAATCGCTTTGAGCGAGGTGTTGAACGCTTCTGTCCTGTCAAGCTCACTCAAGGTCAATTCGATGCTCTTGTATCTTTTAGCTTTAATGTTGGTCTGGGAACACTACAGCGCAGCACCCTCCGTCAGAAGGTTATTCGGGGCGAAATGGAAGAAGCGGCAGAAGAGTTCTTGAAATATACGCTGGCTGGCGGTAAAGTACTAAAAGGCTTGGTAACTCGTAGAAACGACGAACGAGCATTATTTTTATCTTAGGGTAAACCCGCATGATAGCGCTTAAAGATTTTATTGTTATCCACAAAAACATAATGCCAGAAACATTGTGCGATGCCATATTGTCTGAATATGCAAGCTCAGATGACTGGGCAGAAGCTACTGTTGGTAAGCACAAAAAAGTAAACCACGATATTCGGTATTGTTCAAGTATTGCTATATCAATGCAACAAATTATTACCAAAAACGAAACTATTAGACGTAGATTAGATGGTGAAATTTTTCAATGCGCTGCTAATGCTTTACAAAAGTATAGAGAAATTCACGATCAATGTTCAGTTAGCCAAGATACAGGTTACGATTTATTACGTTACCAAGAAGGACAGTTTTATACAACCCACACAGATTCTTTTGCAGAAGATCCTAGAGAGGTTTCCTGTTCATTTATTTTAAATGATAATTTTGATGGTGGTGAGTTTGTTTTTTTTAATCTC